GAACCCGTGCGCGTGTGAGGTGTCCAAAAATGGATGCCCGCCATCGCTTCCGTCTTGAAAGTCCCGCACATTGCGGATGTTCCAACTGCCATTACAGTCTCCTTATGATCTCGGCTACGTCATCATGGCCCTGCTGCTTCATCAAAGACCATATGGTCGTTCGCTCACTTTGAGCCATCCTGTGCATATAGAAAACCAAAACTTCCTTCAGCCTGTTCCTGTGAGCGAACGCTTGATCGCGTATAACAGGAGGGGCGTCCTCCGAAACCAGCATGATCTTATTCAAGGCCATTTCGGCCATTTCTTCCGCCGAATGCCCCCTGTTCTCGGTGGTGAAAACCTGAACATCGCCCAGACCGGAAGAACCCATTGAATCAAGCATCACTGAACAGGTCTCCGAACCCTGTCATACCGGAACTGATCCCTAGTCTGCAAACCCTCGCCCAGATTCTTCAGCCATTGAATAGCTTCCATGAACCTGTTGTTGTAGAGACTCAAAAGGTCCTGCTCACCCTTCATAAAGGTGTAAGCCTCTACAAGACTGCCATACAGAAGGCAAAGCTCTGCGTTTGTCCCGAGCCAGCTAGTCCCGTCTCCACTGGTCGTTATGGAAGTCGGACGGTAATAGTAATGTAGCTCCATCGTGTAGTTATCATCTGGTGTAGGAGCCAGCAGAAAGGTTGAATCATCCCAATCTGCATAGTATTTCGGAGTTCCCGTAGTAGCAGGGTTAGGTGTGTAGTCCTGCAGAAAAGTAACCTGCTTGTACAGAAGAAACTCGTTGCTCGAACTGTTAACCACGCTTAACGAATCTTGTGCCAGAAAGTCAGTAGGTTTAGCCAGAAACTTGTTCGAAGAGGCCACGGAACCCTGTGAGGACTTCCGGAAAACATCTAGTTGGCATTCCTTGAAAATACGTTCTTCTGCATTAAGGATAAAACGGGACAACTGACTTGCGAAGGTCGTCTCCGTATTGTCCGTATAATCCTGTATGGCGGTCTTCAAAGTGGTGAATGTAAAAGCCATGTCATGCACTCACTGTTACAGGACCGGCAGAGACGCTTCCTCCACCGCCCCTGACATTTCCAGTCGTTGCGGTCCCACTCCCGGAAGTGAAAGAATAACTGTCATCATTCACCTTGGTTATGGAAAACCCGCTTGAGTTCTCGATAGCGGCAGACGTAAACCCATCAAACGCCCCCGAAGAACGAAAACGGACAGTATCTCCCGTGCTCCTCCCGTGACCCGGTTCCGTTACCGTTATAACGGCAGAACCACTATTTCCGGAAAGAAAAGGATTAAAAGAAAGAAGAACTGTTACAGCCGGTTCTGTCCTGTCGGGACGGGGATTTCTTAAAGCTTGAGGGTCAGCGGCTGTTTTAACAACAAACAACTGGGGCTGCTTAGATTCCCACTCATCTTTACCGACAAGCATCCCGGTCCATTCTTTACGCATATGCCGAAGCTTGTAGGCCGCACCGGACCTATCTGAAATACCAAGAGCGTATTTATCTGAAGCATACCGAGCCATTATGATACCGCACTTATAAAGCTGTAGGCTGGAACCAGGGTTATATCGGCCTTGTCCCTGTCCTCTTCCGCCGCCCGTTGGAACTCTTCTTCATACAACATCTTCAATATCTGAATCCTGTCTGGCGCTCTTTTCAAAGCAATGTAGTAAGCCAAACCTGCAGTCATACAAGGATAGAACCTGAAAGGGACCTGAAGAGTGTTGATCGACGTATCGGCATCATCTATCCGGACAAGCCGGTCATAAATAAACTGATCAGTGCTGTTTTCGGGAGTGGGCCAGACCTTAACAACCGGAGTGATAAGACGGTCCACATAAAACTGAGTAGGACGCCCGGTTGTGGACTTTGTTGCAATACTCAGATAATCGTCCCGACTAATCCGGGTAATTGCTATGTCGGAACTGTCACGACGCACCACGCCGGAAAGAATATCAATCGTGGCTTGGACATCCTCAAGAGAGGCTGTAGAGGTCGTCGTTGTCGTAGCCGAACTGGACGAACCTGTTATCGTCTCACCGGAAGTGAAGGTTCCGGAAGGCACCGTTATCGTCATGGAAGTGGATGCGGGCTTCGTTATGAGAGAAGCGGTCGCTGCACTCGTGCCGCCCGTAATGGTCTCGGCTATCGTGAAACTGTCGCTGTCACTCACGGAAAGAGTAATGGTGCCGACGGGATAGTCCGCAATATCCTTCGCGAAAGTCTGCGTGACCTGCTCTATTGTCCAACGATTGAGACCACGATTGGCCCAGTCCGCAAATAACAGGTTCAGGGACCTTCGTGCAGTCTGGGCATCGTAGCCGGTACGAAGTTCCAGACCGCAACGCTCGAAAGCCTCTTCTACATATTCCGCTACATTAGGCTCAAAGTCCTTAGATCCAGAGACTGCCATGATACTTAAAACCTTTCATCCTAACCCCAAAGAGCGGTTTTTATGGCAACCCCCAGATGACCAAGAACAAGTACCCCTACCGTCCACAAGACCTTTTGTACACCGTCTATGGACTTCTGAAGATGAACAATATCGTTGTCCTTAATGGTATCAAGTTTCTGACCAAGAAGTTTGATGTCGCCACGAATCTCGGTGATGGCTAATTCGTTCTTTCGATCCAGATCCTCGGCCATGTCCTATACCATCAGTATTCTTTTATGCAGTAAAGGACCACGGAGTACGTGTCTCCACTGCTGTGGCCCACCGTCGTAAACTTTATGTCACCTGTCTTGCCACCAGCCGCTGCGACATTGGGAAGACCGCTGATATCCGAATAATCCAGAGTATCGGAATAGTCTGCTGGAAGTTGCGCAGCAATCACATTGGTCGTGGCGTTCCAGAGAATCTTGACGCCCATACCGACATTGGAGAAAACAATCTTCTGAAGACGCACTCCGGTACATGCGGCCCCTTCCGGTGAAGTGGAAAGAGCCGACACATCTACCTTGGTAACAGCCGATTCACCCGAATTATCGCTGGTATTGGTACAATAAATAACAGCCGTTCGAGGTCCATCGACAACCGACGTGGTAGTTACGGCATCTGCCATGACCTACTCCTTGATCTCTCCCGAAAGTACCATCATCTTGTACTTAGAGGTTCCGGGAGGAGGAAAGTTCTTCTTGGAAGAGATCCCGTAAGAGTACTTGGAATCCTTTTCCTTTTTAGAACTTTTATCAACCCACGCCTCATTCTCGGGAGTGTTTGGATCATCCCCAATAAACGCACCACTCTTGGTACGTGCTCTTGTCTTAGCCATGACGCCCGATCCTTTACGGTTGGATATTGAACTGGGTCATGCCATTGGTAATGCGCTGAGCAGCAACGTTAATGTAATCACACCAAGCTGCATCTGCAGTTGTCGTCCCCGATATGGCACAGAACCAAGGGGTAAGTGCAGAAGTGGGAATGTTCGCAGTTGTCGTAGTCACAAGAACACGATCAACATAAAACGCGACCTGTCCCGTTCCTTTGATGACAAAACCAAGTGTACGGACATTGGTAATGTTGGAGCTTGATTCTGCGCCATCCGCAAAATCAACGCCTGTGTCCGTCTTGGTTTCGGTTCCACCACTGTCGCAGTTGGCATAAATATCGGCAGCACCCTCCACGAGAAGGAAGCCGATCTGATTATTCGCGGTGAACGGAACGCCTGTTGCAAAAGTGCCGTTCTCGGCAAGGCCGACAAACATATCCATGTCATCAGCATCGGCCACAGCCACTCGCGTTTCAAAGAAGATGTTCTTGCTGGCTTCCGCCATGAAGATCTCGTTGCCCTGAATTGCGCCACCGGAATTATCGGTCGAACCATCACCTGTGGATTTGGCCCAGCCGCCGACGTGATCAGCAAGAAGCGTCAAGGTTCCACTGTTAAGGACCGACTTTGTCCAGTCATCGGTATCATCGATATCGATGCCCGTGAAGTCATCAGATTTGAAGATGTAATCCGGGTTAATCTGCATGGGAAGGTTGCCAAACCAGGATCCCAGATAGCTGGAATCACTGCCGTGACCACTGTACATAACAGGACCGGAGAAACGTGTCGTACCCATGGTACGCCTCCTTACAAAGGTTTCACCCTAGAGTCTTGTAAGCGTCTGCTGGGCCAGTCGCTAGGGCTATGTA